GTTTGCGTCTGTCAGCTGCGCAAGGGCTACGCGCCCCATCGCAGTTCCGGGTTTCCACAGGTCGCCCGCCTGATTGTGCCGCCACAGCTGCCCGGCGGGCAGGGCGCGGATTGTCTGCAGGAACTGCGCCCACGGTAAGCCGCGCTGCCCTTCCGTCACTAGGCGCCAGTGGATCGCTAGCGGCCCGCTCTCGGCGTAGCAGCCGTTGCCCTTAAACGGGCAGATCGCAGCGCTAGGGCATGTTTCGGCGCTGCTAGTGCTGACGGGGATTGGCCCCGTCTTGGCGTTATCGCTGGAAGCTGTGAGATGGAAGCGCAAGCGCCCCGCGGTGCGGGAGGCGGCACCGGACGCGGTAGGGGATTGTGCGGGCATGATCAGCACACCCCCAGAAGGCGAGTCCAGCTATCCGGCGCGTCCGGTTCAACCGTGCGCCCGTCTGGCGTTTCAGCGCAGGAATCGAGCGCCCACGCTTCCACTTCCCCAAACGAGGGCACCGGCCACCATCGCCCGCGCCAGAGCATCTCCACACCATCGGCACCGGTGCGCAGCAAATCAGCCGCCACGGTTTCGTGGGCCGGGAATTGATCGGCGCCCTCATCGCCTGAGGGCGCGTAGGCGCAATCCAGCGCCGCTGCGATAGCAGCCGCCACGTCTTGCGCGCCCGGATTATCGGGCAACACCGGACCCTCTAGCGGCGCGATCCGGCGATTCTCGGCAGCCGCCACGTCAAGCCGCCACGTTTGGAGATACCGCCAGCCGCGCGGGTTGCGCGCGTCGATCTCACCGGCCGCGGCATCCCACAAGCGCGCAAGGGTTAGGACCGATTCTTTCCGGGCGCGCAAGGGCGCACCCATAGAAAGGCCGGACGCGGTGTGGGTGATGGCCCACTGTTTAGGCGCCGGTTTGGCACCATCGCGCAGTGGCGGCCGGTGCACGGCGAGGTTCGCGCCAACCCAAACCGCGGCGATATCGCGCGGCCCGGCTGCTGTTTGAACGGTTACTGATCGGGGCATTGTGTGAACCGGCGCGTGGCACCGGCGATAAAGGGGCAGGGCGCGGGGCGCCGGTTCAGTAGGACGCGCCATCCGGGCCCCCTACGCGGGGATCGGCAATCGGGTACGCGTAGCGGCTTGACGCGTCAAGCGATAGGGCAGGGCCCACAACGGCCCACTGCGTCGCCCACACGTGGTTCGCTTTCGCCACAACTGCGGCGGCTGCCTCATCCGGGCCGCTCGCGTATGGCACGGCGGTTCGGACGCGGTGCCCGGCGCCGCCCCGGTCGATAATTGCGGCCCACTGACTACCGCGTGTGTCGGTTGCGCCGCGGTACGTCACAACGGCGGCGGGTACGTAGCGGCGGGGGTGTTCTTCTGGCATTGATCAGTAACCGGTAGCGGCGGAGAGAACGGGCGCGGGGCGCGTGGCGCAGTGGGCGGCGCTCAGGCCAGCGGCTGCGGCTTCTACGGCGCACCGGCGATGGGCGAGGGCGCAGGCGGCTGCACCGGCTGTGGTGACAGCGAGGGCGCAGGCGCTAACGGCGAGGGCTGCACCGGCGAGGGCGCAAGCCGCGTAGGTAGTGGGGCGCATCGGATCAGGCCCCAGCGAGGGCGCGTTGCACCGCGTAGCGGCTGCAGCCAAGGCGCTCAGCTATGGCGCGCTGCGATGCACCGGTGCGCGCGATCCGGCGAATACGTTGCGGGCGCGATTCTGTGGCCCAGAGAATCACGATCAGCGGGAGCAACAGAAGAACCGTTGCCCACGCAAGGGCGCAAGTGAACATGTGTCTTGTGCAGTGGGAAAGTGAGCCGCCCAGCTGTGCAGCAGGGCTGAAAAATTTTTCGCGGCGCAGAATGCTGCGCGATTTCAAATCTTTCAAGCTCGATCTCAACTCTACCTATTGAGAGTTGAGCGGCGTCCCGCAGCACGGTGCTGCACCGCAAACGTTGATAACTCTTCACACTGTGTCCAGCGTACCTGCTGCAGTGGCAGTTACGCAGGACGGGACACGCTGCATCGCAACGGATCCGGGCGATTCGGCGCCGCAGCGCTGGACACCAGCTGCAGGCGCCCGGCGCCCTATCACCAGCAGCCCCACCCCCACACAAAGGCCGCAGCGCGCACGTCGGACACTCCCTACCTCCCACCTGCAGCACCAAAATCCGCCACCTCTAAGTAGGTAGCGCTCACTCAGAGCTCCAGGTCGGCCTATTTAGCCCTCCCCCGCCCCCGGTTCCACCCCCAACCGCCCCTTCGTACCCTATGTATAGAACTGCGTTTGGGTGTAAGTGGGAATTCTTGGCATTGTTCCGGGCGGAAAGTGCCTCGATGCGCCCATCGCCGTCGACACCCGCTGCAGCACCACCTACACCGCGCTTCGCGACTCCATCTACGAGTCCCTTCTGCCGCACCAGCGCGCCTTCATCGACGACACCGACCACCTGCTCCTGGGATTGTGCGCCGGCTTCGGCGCCGGCAAGACCGTCGCCCTGTGCGCCAAGGCTGTTTTTTTAGCGATGGACAACCCCGGCAAGGTCGGCGCCGTCTTCGAGCCCACGTTCCAGATGGTGCTCGACGTCTGGGTTCGCAGCTTCGACGAGTTCCTAGACCGCTTCAACATCGAGTACGACTACCGCGCCAGCCCCCAGCCCGAATACACCCTCCACCTCCCCCACGGCCAATGCACGATCCTCTGCCGCACCCTCGAAGCAGTAAACCGCATCCGCGGCACCAACCTCGCATTTAGTTTGGCCGACGAAATTGACACCAGTAAGTATGAAATAGCGCAAAAGGGCATGGAGATGATCCTCGCCCGCCTGCGCGGGGGCACCCACCCCCAGTTCGCCATGGCGTCCACGCCCGAGGGCTACGGAATGATGTGGCAAACATTCGACCAAAAGGCCGGCCCCGACCGCCACCTCATCCGCGCCAAAACGCTCGACAACCCCCACCTCCCCCCAGGTTTCGTCGACTCCCTCTACGCCAACTACCCACCCCAGCTCCTCGCCGCCTACCTCCAGGGCCACTTCACCGCCCTCGACAAAACAACGGTCTACAGCTATTTCGACCGCGACGTGCACTGGAGCGACGAAGAAATCCGCGCCGACGACATGATTTACGCGGGTTGCGACTTCAACGTCGGCACCTGCTTCATCGAAATCTGCATCCGCCGCGGCGACATCTACCACTTCCTCACCGAATTCCACGTCAAGGACACGCCCACCATCGCCACCCGCCTCAAGGAGCAATACGGCGACCACATCGACCGCGGCCTCCTCACGGTCGTCCCCGACGCCGCCAGCAAGCACCGCACCACGACCAACGCCAGCGAGAGCGACCTCGCCATCCTCAAGCGCCACGGCCTCCGCATCAAGGTGCAAAACGCCAACCCCCTCGTCGAGGACCGCGTCAACGCCGTCCAGATGCTCCTGCTGCACAACCGCCTCCGCATCCACCCCAGCTGCAAATACCTCATCCGCGCCCTCGAAACGCAGACCTACAACCAAAAAGGCACCCCCGACAAATCAGGCACCGGCCTCGACGACAAATCCGGCCCAGTCGACGCCATGGGCTACGTGATCTACAGCCTCGCCGGCCTCCGCCGCTATCAAACCGGCGGCAGCAACTTCCAGTTCAAGTAAGCGCCGGTGCGCGCGCGGAATCCTAGGCAACAAAGCGCTTGTAGTTGTAAGTGGCGGCCACCAACAGCACCTACACCGGCTACGACTTCACCGCCGCCCGCAAATTCACCCCCCTCCCCGCACTCGCCCCACCCGGCGCGGCCGACGACCCCAGCGTCCACAGCGCCGCAGTGCTCTCCATGCTCCCCAAGTGGGACCCCATCAACGTCTGCATGGGTGGCACCAGCGCGCTCCGCGCCGAAAGCCGCCGCCTAATCCCCCAGGAACCCCGCGAGGACGACAGCGCCTACCAGCGCCGCATCTACCACGCCGTCCTCCCCCCATTCCTCCAGCGCCTCGCCAGCCAAGCCGCCGGCCTCATCCTGCGCAAGGGCATCCAACTCCAAGGCGACCCCTACTGGGAGCAATGGGCCAACAACGTGTGCGGTGACGGCACCACCCTCAACAGCTTCGCGCGCCAACAACTCGAAACCGCCCTGCTCTACGGCCACAGCAGCGCCATCGTCGACTACGACCCCACCCCCGCCCGCACGCTCGCCGACCTCCGCACCCGTCGCAGCGCCCCCTACCTCATCCACGTCCACCCCCAAACAATCCGCGGCTGGCGCACCCACAACAACAACCCCCAAGCCGAGCTCACCCAAGTCCGCATCCACGAGCTCGCCCTGCGCGACGTAGGCCGCTTCGGCGAAGAACAGGTGGAGCAGATCCGCATTTTGGAGCCCGGCCGCTACGAGCTCTGGCGCAAGGACACCCCCGGCACCTGGGCGCTCTACGAAAGCGGTAACACCGACCTCGACCGCCTCCCATTCGTCACCGTCTACGGCAACCGCAGCGCCACGCTCCTCAGCGTCCCACCCCTGCTGGAAGTCGCCTACCTCAACATCGCCTACGCCCAGCGCTTCTGCGACTACATGCACAGCGTCCACGTCGGCTCAATGCCGATCCTGACGCTGCGCGGCTTCGACCCCGACTCCGAAAGCCCCCTCGGCATCAGCGTCAACACCGCCCTGCTCCTGCCCGTCGACGGCGGCGGCGAATTCATCCAACCCACCACCGACGCCTTCGACAGCCAACTGAAGTGCTTAGAGGCGCTGGAAGAGCAGATTTCCCGCCTCGGCATCAACACCCTCACCCGCCAAAACACCACCAACGCCGCCGCGGAATCCAAGCGGATGGACCGCATCGACAGCGACTCGATCATGGCCCTGATTAGCGCCGACCTCGCCAACGCCCTCACCTCCATGCTCGAAGTCGCCGCCCAGTACGTGGGTCTCGAGCCCCCGCAAGTCGTCATCGAACAGGACTACGACAACAAGCTCCTCGACGGCAACTCCATCACCGCCATGCTCCAGCTCTTCATGCAAAACGCCATCAGCCAAGAGACGCTGCTCGACGTGCTCCAGCAAGGCGAAGTCCTCCCCGCGGGCCTGAACATCGACGAAGAAGTCACCCGCACCCGGGACTACATCAACGAGCAAAACACCGCCCTGGGCCTCGACCCGCTCGCCATGGACCCCGACGCCCTAACGCGCACCAACGCCGCCCGCGCCGGCCAAGGCGAATCCATGTCAAGCCAAACCCTCCCCACCCCC